AAGCGATTGATGAACCTGACTCAATACGGTACAGGGCTTCTTCACGATAACGTGCGAAACCGAGAACGCCGTACCAGCCCATTGGGCGGAAGCGCATCAAGCGGTCTGTTACGTTACCGATAACTACGTGTGGCTCTTCAGCGACTGCTTCAGCAAGTGCTTGCTGTCCGCAGAGGATAGTGCGGTACACCTTTGCAGATGAAGAACCGTCTGTTGCTGAGTAGAGACGTGATGACTCAACGAAGTAAGCACCTTCGTATGAACCAATTTCTCCAGCCCAAATGTTTTCATTTGAGTTGTACTCGTGAGGCAAACGCCATCCGCCAGCACCAGTCTCAGCACGAAGGTCGTGTGAAACTTCTGGGTGAATACCAGCCCAGTACATTGAACCCTTACGGGCAACGGACTTGTTAGCACGCAACTTCGCAACGGCCTTGCGGACGTTTGCTGAAGATAGCGTTGCTGCTGCTGTTACTGTTGCGGTTGATGTTGCTGTTGAACCTGAGTAAATTACATTGCTTCCACCGCGAAGTGTTGTCATTGCAACTGAATCAATTGAATCAGCAAGGTTGAACGCAATGATGTTAGCGATTGCTGGGTCTACATCAGCAAGGCTGAAGAGTTCCAACGCACGTGTTACGAGCACTGAGTTACCATACTCATTGAGAGTAATGGTTACAGATGTTGGTGTAGACATTGCTACTGCATCTGGGTCTGTTGTTTCTGTAAGAGCAGTTGTTGCTGCTGAAAGGTCAACGTAGCGCTGTAGCACTACTGTTGAACCTGGGATTGCCTGGCGTGCTGGACGCTTATCTGCGACTGAACGAATTAGTGGTTCAGAACGGAGAGCGAATTCTAGAAGACGGTCATACGCCTTCTGGACTAGACCAGCGCTACCTGCGGTTCCTCCAAGATTGCTGGAGCCTGTGGTTGCTGTCATTTTTCGTCACCTCCAAGTGACTATGAACGGATATTGTCATTGCGAGCGCATAAATGCAATAAGTTCTTCAGCGCTTGTTGCGCCGTCAATCCTTAGTTCTGCATCTTGTGCTCTATCAGGGGTTATTGCACCCTGAGTAATAACGTCTTGCTGACGTAATGCAGCACGGTCAACGTCATTACTAGCAGGTGCTGATTCCTCTTGTACAGTTAGTCCGAACAAGTCTGCGTTATCTTCAAGCCAGTTATTCACTGATTCTTCGGTAACGTCATCCAAGTCCTTGAGGACAAGACGTGTAGCCTTTGGATTAACACCCTTCTTTTCTAAGACTTCTTTTACGGTTCTCTCACGCTGCACCTTGGAAAGTCCCTCAAGTTGCTCAGTAAGTTCCTTGATACGCTTCTCATCTGCTCGTTTGGCTTTTCGTAACTTCTTTAACAAGTCACTTCCATCACCAGCAAACTGCTCGGTATCTAGGTCATCGTCTTCGTCGTCCCAGTAGTTGTTGCTCATAGCAACCCACCCTTCTATTCGTTGTAGTCGCAAGCCTCAGGTTCTATTAGGGGAAATAGTCTGGCTCTTGCTATCGGTCTTATACGCTAATGGGGCCGATAGGTCCATCAGGATTCTTTTTATATTAAGCCAGCGCCTCTGCGCTCTGACGCTAGGCTGACTGAAGTAGTTCCAGACTTAGCCTTATAGCGGGCTTCTTCTTGTAGTGTAAGTTTCTCAAGTTCACTAAGTGCGCTTGCTTTCTTACCAATTACGGCTTCTGCTAAGCCAGCAACACCAAGTGATTTCTGACCAGACATTTCAGCCAGTTTCTGTTCTGTTTGACGTGCTGCTGCTACTTGGCCAAAGCCAGTAAGTGCGGACTGGAATGTTGCTCCACCTGCTGCATAGTTTGACGCTTGCTCTGCTGTAATGCCACCAGCAAGTGTGTTAGCGCCAATACCTTGAGTCTCTGCTGCTGCAAGTACCTGGTATCCCTTGACTTCTTTTTCAAGTTCAGCAATACCTTTTGTACCAGTAAGTAAAGCCTTGGCTAATTTGCCTCGGTCTGCAGTTGGATAAAAACGATTGATTGTATCCTTGACCTCTTTAGGAGCCTGGTCAATAACATCAAAAACCTTTGTAATATTCTCCGCAATAGTAGAAACTGCAAGTCCCTTGCCAAGTAGTTCGCTAGTGTAAGCATCTGTAGCAAGGTCGCCAAGATTGCTGCGACGGAATACATCACCTAACTGGGACTGAGACTTAACAAACTCTGCAATAGTAGGAACCTCAACAGATACTCCTGAAGTCTTAAGGTCCTGTAACTTATAGATTGCTGAGAATCTATCTGTAAATGGCTTCATATTTGGGTCATTACGAGCAGCCATCAAGGCTAGGTTCATTGACTCATCTGCAGTAGAACCAGTCTTGTAGAATCCAGAAGCGGTCTTATAAAGTGAATCTACCCAAGGCTTTTTTGACTCTGTTTCTCCGAAGTACAAAGCAAGTGTCTTACGGAAGGTATCAACTGCAAGACCAGGGGTTTCGTTTGCAATTGCAACAGCATCATTTCCTGTTGTTGAATCAGATACTGAACCAGTAGCCACACCGTTTACATACTTCTTACCATTGTCGGTACCAGTAAATGGAACTCCGCTATAGTAGAGAATTCCACCAAGCATCTGGAAAATATTAGAACCCTTAACAGCACCAAGTGCTGGGTTGGCAGCAAGGGCTGTGTTCCTTTTAGCAGTAGCCTCTTTTGCTTCACGCTCAAGACGAATACGCTCAAGGCGCATTGCAGCATTTTCTTTAACCGCCGCTTCACGCTCTGCCTTGGCTAGTGCTTCTTCTTCGGCTTTAGCCTTGGCTGCTTCAGCCTGTTGTGCTTCAAGTTTTGCAATGGTTGCTTGATTCTTTGCTATCTGTGCTTCTGCTGCCTTTTGAATCTTAAGCAGTCTTGCCTTCTCGGCTGCGGAAATTGCCATTTAGATTCCAAATCCAGCAGCACGAGCAAAAGAGACTGCTGCATCTCTAGCCTCTTCGTTTGCTGCTTTTGTTTTCTCACGGTTAGGGTGATTAAGTGCGTAGTAGTAAACATCTGTGATAGATGGGGCAGGTGCCTTACCAGTAACATCTGGATTCAAGAATCGAGTTACGTTAGGGTCTGATAGTTCAAATGAGCCAGCATCCATTTCCCAAACCTTGGAAAGGGTTCCAATAATAGGTTCGGCAATATCTGACATAGTAAGATTAGGAGTTGACTTTAAGCGGTCAGCATAGGCTGGATAGAGTTTCTGCGCCTTTGTAGAAAACTCAAGTCTTAAGTCGTCAACTGTCTTGGTGCCAGAGGCTACCTCTACTCCAAGTGCATTGATTTCTTTTGAACTTAAGTTGTTAATTCCATATGCCTTAAGAAGTGTAGACACATTAGAAATCTGCTTAATTGCTGCAGATGGAATGCTCTTAGTATCCCCAAGATTTACCTTAGCCCAGAGGAATGATTCAGTAAAAGACTTAGGGTCAAAGGCTGATGGGGTTGTTACCGTCTCGTAGCCACCAGTAGTAGCCTTGCGAGTGGTTGTCTTGCCCATTGCAGCCTCAGCGTTTACCTTGGCAAGGAAGTCTGCTCTGTCAGCATCTGTAAGAAGTGCCATATCAAAGCCAATTGATTTAGCAATTTTGTTGAGCAAAGCGTTTGCGTTGACAGTATCATATTCAATAATGTTTGTGGTAACGCCAAGATTCATTGGTGAGTTCTCGGTCATTACCTGAAGAACGTCCCAAGGAGACTGCTTCTTGCCCTCCTTGAATGCTGCTACCGCACCATCTACAATATCGTTCCATAGGTTCTGGCGAGCAGAATCTGTAGGTTGACGATTGGATACACCAAGAAGATACTCAGAAAGAGCAATCTGAGAGTTCAAAGGAAGTTTAGCAAAAGACTTCTTAATTATAGAAGCATCGGCTTTTACAAGGTTGCCCTTAGAATCTGGCATCCAAATGTAAACTTTTTCTTTCTTATCCGCCTTTGGTGGAACAACAATAGTGCCACCTGGTGCTGGTGGTGGTGTACCTGCCATTATTTGTTCTCCCTCATATTATCATTTTCAAAGTATCTTGTAATCATTCTTTGAAGTATTGGGTCCCACATATCATAACTAGAAGCAAGATAGTTGGCCCAGGCATCCTTAACCATTCCCTTTGTACCAGTAGGCGCATCCTTGTATGCTGCTGCATATTCGTTGCGGTACTTAACAAAAGCCTTGGCGTGCTGCCAGAACTGAGTCTTGCCGTATTTGTTCATAAACTCTTGGTCTCTAACAATTGTTGCAAGACCTTGAGATTGAACCCAAGCCTGATTGCCTTTAGTTGCATTCTTTTGGTATTCTTGCCACCAAGCAAAACTGCCCTTGCCGAGAGTGTTCTCTGCATAATCCTTAAGACTATCCTTAAGTTCAGGAACGCTTAGGTAACTTGGGTAACCAGCAGCCTTGGCTGCCTCGTTGTATCGTTTCTTTTCTGCTGTATATGCAGCCCAGTAACGTGACTTCTCGATTTCCTCTTCAACTAACTGAGGTGTTTTAAGAGCCTTGTTGACCATTGTTCCATCTGGGAAACGAGCAGTTGTTGAGTTAAGGAACTTATTAACCTGAGGGCTATATTCCTTAGGTAGGTCAGCAACCATAAGGCCAATTACAGATGGGTCAACCTGGCGCAACTTAGTTGCAAGTTCAGGAAAGTTATCCCAAATTCTGTCGTAAGCCTTTTGGCTTGGGGTAATATATGTAACGGAATCCTGAGAACCAACAAAAAGTCGGTCCATAGGGAACTGTGAGCCAGTCTCTGCTTGCATATATTTGTTAAAGTCTTCTTCGGCTAACTTGCTTGCCTCTGTTGAAGACTTACCCTTTAACTGATATTCGGTAACAAGACTGTAGTAATAATCACGATACAAAGAATCTGGTCGTGTTTCTACATACTGTGGTGTACCAATAATCGAGAAGAACTGTGTGCGAAACTTACGTAGATAAATACTCTTTGCTCCATTAAGAGTAGACTTATCTGTTGGCAGAGGGCCTTTGCCCATATCGTATAGAATCCATTGACGATTATTTTCTGAAATCCAAGAATCAACAAACATTTTATTTGTCTTGTCTGGGCTCAAACCCATAATTAGGTTACGTGCCCAGGCTGGGGTAAATGTGCTAGTAACTTGCTTAGATACATCTGGTTCAATTCCATATGGGAATAGTTCATCGTAAGAGTATCCAGGAATGTTGCCAAATGTAGAGTCAATCATTTTCTTGATTTCATCTTCATTGTTTGGTTTATTTCCGTAAATTTTACTAAGTGCAATAGGCACCATCCAGGAGGCACCTGGAAAGTTTGCTACATAGTTTGTAGCACGTGAGTTAACAATAACACCTTTACCATTGTTAAGTCCCATTTGCTTGGTTCCAGGAACAAGAAGGAACTTGGCCTTCATTGGGTCATCAACTGGGTTACCATTTTCGTCTACACCGAATGAGTTGTAGAGGCCATAGTAACTATTTAGGAAGCCACCAAAGCGTGGAGTCTTCTTAACAGCAAATCGTCTGTAACGATAGATACCAGAAGCAGCAGCGTTAGGGAACGTTGCAAGTCCACGAGCGAGGTAAAGCGCACGGTGCTGACGTGGAATTGTATAGAACACCTTTGCTACTTCATCAACAAGTTGAATCGCCGCAGCGTGATGAATTGTATTAAGAGTAGATACGTCAATTGTTTGGCCCTGAGCAATCAAGCGTTCTGCTCTTTCGGCAACAATCGCATTATGGCGTGTTGTACCCCATACTTCGCGGATAGCATTTTCTGGCTTCATTAAGAATCTCCAGGTTTTTGCTAATGCTGCATCAATGGCTGCGCCAGTATTACCCGTAAGGCTTGCATTTGAGTATTCAATGTCAAGCGGGTGGATAGGAGACATCTTGTCTAGATACTCTGACAATTCACGTCGAAGTGCTGACGGAGTTACTTCACCCTTAAGGGCCATTTGACGTGCTTCAAAAGTAGGCAGATATTTCTGAACAAATATAATTTGCTCATCAACCATTCTAATTGCTTCGTCTTGGGTTTTACCCATCTGGCGAATGTAGAACTTGCCTTGTCCTGTGGTTGTCCACTGTAGCAACTGCTCACGAGATTGACCAGAAAGAATTCTGTCAACAAGCAGGTCGCCACGCATTTGGTTATTAACAACAAAGGCTAGTTCGTCAAAGTATGTTGGGTCACCAACGTTAGTTACACTTTTTGGTGAGCGAGCACGAATACTGATTGTTTTAGCAACTGATGCTTTGTTACCCAAAAATTCAAGTGTACGTGTAGCATTGTTAGAAATTTCAGATAGGTAACCTTCACCAAAATTATCACGATTTGCGATAGAAGGAAATTCTAGTGTTTGACCATTTGATAGTTGAACACTTTGTGTTTTAGCCAGGAATGGTTCCTTTAGATAGCGTGCTTCAGAAACCTCAAACAGGTCTGCTTGGCGTACACCAGCGGGACCAATAGCCTCAATGGCTTTTCCAATTTCGTCGTAGGCTCTAGCAATTTCTGCTGTAAGAGTATTCAGTTCAGGTGCCAGGGTATTAATATCCTCAACGGCGCGGGCAAGAGTCATCTCCGCTGCTGCTATATCTCCAGCAAAGCGTGGGTCTTTTGCATCCTTAAGGAACTGAATTCTACGACGTAAGTTGTAAATTGATGGCGCTGATATTGGAGTGCCGTACTCGTTGGCATAAACATTAAGTCTACCCTCAATGGCTGCAACGTCATTTTCTGCATCCTTAAGACGCATCTTAATTTCATCTGCCCAATCGCGTTTTGCTGCTGGAGAAATATTCTTTCCAACACCAAAAAATTCTTCATAACTTGCATACGCAATATCACGATTAAGAATAGCCTGATTGTACTGGTCTGAAAGAGCCTTGATTTCTTTTTGAATTTCGCTCTTGGCACCAGGTGTAAGAGTCTTTGATTTTGCTACGTTTCTAGCAAGAATGTTTCTGCTTTTTTTAATGCTACTCCAGATTGCAGTAGTAAACATTGGTCGGGCAAATGACATACCCTCTGCAAGGGTCGCTGCCAATAAAGGCTCGAATACAGAGTTCTTTGGAATATATGAAAAACGATAAAGTTGGGCAACAGAAAAGATTCTGCTTGAACCTTCAAATAATGCACGGGCTCCTGCTGCAGTTCCTTGCTTTACCGCTGTTGCCCCACCAATAACTGGATTTTTTTCTGAACGTGATAGACGTAGAATCATACGGTCAAACTCGCCTAGTGGAAGCATAGGCATAGAGTTTGCTAACTGGCGCTGTGTGCGTGGGTCAACTACTACACGAACTCCTTGTGGGTCCATTGCATAGCCTTCTTTGCGTAGGCCAGAATGTACCTTGTAGATTTCTGACATAAGTTCGTCAACCATATCGTCAACTTTTTTAACGTCATAATATCCACGTGAAAAGGCAAGTGTGCGAGCAATTTCTTTATTGACGGAATCAATAACAATTGCACGTTCGCCATCTGTTTTTGCTGCAACAAAACGGTCAATAACCTGACGGCGGTATGCTGCTGCAGTCATCATTTCGCGTGTGTGAGTTTCAACAACTCTAGAGCCATCTCTAAATAATGGGATGTCATCAAAGACTGCCATTAATTCATCTATGCCGTTCATAGGACGTAGGCCAGAGTTGGTAACAATACCTTTTGGCATAAATGTGCCAAACTGCCTCATTAAAACTGTGACTGGACCCTTCATACTGCCACCAAGAACTGTCTCTGCAACGCCACCAAGGCCAACAAAGTTTCTTTCCAAAGCAGCGGTCTTAATCTGACCAGCGCGAGAGCGTGCTGCTCCAACAGTTGCACGACCAACAATTGGCTCCATTGGCTTATAGTTCTTGCCAAGAGCCAAAACTTCTGTATTAAGAAGACCTGTTGCTTCGTCGAGTTCTTCTCTTAAGAACGCATCGTAAATATCTTGATGCTTAGGATTCTTTGCGATAGCATCATCAAAGGCTGCGGTCCAACGAGCACGTTGAGCAGGTGTATATTCTGGAAGCGCACCATCTGTAATGTACTTACCACGAGTTATAGCGGTAGCATCACCAAGTATCCAAAGGTCATCAGACATTCTTAGCGCTGCAAGGCGTTCGATTGCTGGGCCATATCCTTTATCAGCAAGCAAGAAGTCCCTTACAACTGCAGGGTCTTTTGTTGTTTTGATAAGGTCTGGAAGAGCAGGGTTGTAACTATGCTTCTTAACAATACGAACAATATCAACAATATTTTCAGACGCTGCAAGGTCCATAATATCTTGACCAATTACAGTTTGAGTTCCAGTAGTTCCGCCACTATTTACATATTCAATGTGGTCGGTCATATCTTTTTCAAACTTAGGCATTGCTTCAGCATCGGTAGCCTTGAACTTTGTAGTAAGACCTGCACGGGCTGAGCCAGCCTTAGCAGCAGCGCCAGCGCCAACAAGGGCAGCATTGATTGCTACGTTCTTGATAACAAAGTCATTAAGTCCACTAATGAATGAACCTAGACTGTCATCAACAAAATTTTTCTGAATGCTTTCGTCATCCCAAAGATTTACTTCTGACATATCCATACCATTGGCAGTAAGAATTGCAGACTGGGCTATTCCGAGCATTCCTGTAGATTTAACAGTTGCTTGTCCAAGAGATACATAAGCGCTTCGGTTCCAGGCATCACGAATATCGCTTAACTGAACTCCCTTTCCATATTTCTCATCATTATATAATGGGCTATATGGGTCTTGAAGCAAGTTAATTGTAGATATTGGACGTGCAATTACTGGAGTAAAAAAATATTTATCCGCTTTTTCTCCTGCACGGAGAATAGGGTCGAATGCTGCAAGGCTTCCCTGAACAAACTTATCTTGTTCTTCTTGAGCAAACTGTCCAATCTTAGACTGCTGAATTCCAATACCAGCAGTTGCTGCTTCTTCTGGTGAATACCCTGCTTTAAGTGCTTGATTTTGCAAACCCTGTACTGTAGGCTTAACAATAAGTTGATTTGTAATAGCACCTGGAATTGCTAGGGTAGCAGTCTTTGCGCCCTTAATAATAGAAGATGCGCCTTCAACAATTTCTTTTTGCTGAGCAGGTTTAATGCCCAAAAAGTCTTCAACAAATTTATCCCAAAATGACATTACTTCACCGCCAATGGGTTAAAGTCGTGACCTCCGCCGCCCTTTACGTCTTGATTTGTAAGAGTCATAATGAATACATCCCTATCTTCAGGCGACTCCCACTTGACCATTGCCAAAGGAATTGCGATTGCATAGTGTTCATAACCTAGAGAGTTTGCAAACTTATCTAGGTGGTCAAAAAATCCATTTTCCAACCACTTCATTAAAGTATCTGTTCTCTCAGATAGTTAACGAATCGCTTGTAC